GATCACGGCCTGGCAGCGGTCGAACTCCGCCTGCTCCTCGGCGGTCAGGTCCCGGCCCTCGTTGCGGGCCAGGGTCACAAGTTCCTGCTGGCGGGCAAGGGCTTTCTGCAGTTCATTCATGGTTTTTCTTACCTCCTGTTGAAAATCAGATTTTTGTTTGCTTGGATCTGTCGCTCATACACGGAGAGGGGGGCGCACGTCTGGCCCGTGTCGGCCCGTCCCACTCCCACAGTGGGATCCGCAGGCACGGACACCACGGACACCTCCAGCGGCGTCCACTTCCGGGCGATCTGGCAAGGGCCGGTAAATCGCCCATCCGCAGATTGTTTCCCGGCCACCACTTCCTCCCAGGCGTCCACGCTATACCGCACGGACGTGGTTTTCAGTGTGCCGGACCGCACTTTCCCGAAGATCTTTTCGGCGTCGTCGTCCGTGTCGAACTCCACTTCTGCCATGCCCCGGTGGTTCTCCACCCAGGCCCGGATCACCTTTCCCACCACCTTGTCGGTGTTGTGGTTGAACAGGAGAACGCCCACGCTGTTCAGGCGGGACAGGTCCACCGCGTTCTCCCCGTGGTCCAGGATCTCCATGCCGAAAAAGCGCCGGTATGGCTCCTCACTGGAAAAACTGATTGTCCGGCGTCTGCTCTCCTGGGGCTGGTCCTCCCGGGAAAGGATCTGGCCCATGCTCCTGGTGCCATGGTCCTTATCCCTGGGGCGGTTGCCCTCCGGCGTTCTGCTGGGCTGCTGCCGTTCCATTTCCAAAAATTACACCTCCCATCTCAATGCCTTTTTCTCGGCCATACTCCAGGACCTCGGCGGTTTCGTCGATGGCCTGGCGCCAGTCCTTGCCCCGCTCGGCGCAGATCTCTTGGTAGGTCTTTTGCCCGCTCTGCAGGGCGGTTTTGTCGGCGGTGCTTTCCTTGGCCGGGTCAATCCACTTTTTCGGGGATTTCACCCAGTCATGGGCCATATACTCCGCCTTTTTATCCCAAAACCCGGGGAAGGTGATCACCCCGGAGAGATAACACGAAATAATAAATTGCTCGTACACCTCGGACATGAACTCCGTCAGCAGTTCCGTGTCCTCCGCGTATGTGTCCTCGTCCTCGATGGCGTTTTGCCGGGCGGAGGAGTAGGTGGACCCGCTCATGTCGCGGGACACCGCCTCATAACTCAATCCCTGGCCCGCGCCGATCAGTCCCTGCTGAACTTTCAGGAACGCGGTGGCGTCGGTGGCCGCTCCCTTGGGATCCACCACCTGGGCCTCGTCGCCAGCGCCCATTTCCATGATCATGCCCGGCCCCAGTTTCTTGCCGGCGTAGTCCACGCGGCCGTCCGGCCCGCGAACCCCGGACCGCCCCAGGCTTGTCCCGGTCGGAATGGTCTTTTTGATCAGCACCGCCAGGCAGGCCGCGATCCGCTCCTTGACGGATACCGCGTTTATAAACTCGTTCACGTCCCGGATCCTGGTGATCGTGTGGGACATATCCGACATTTCCCGGATCTGGCTGGGCCGCCGTTTCGATTTCAGGAAATAGGCGTCCTTGGCGTCAATGTAGATCGGCTGCAGCAGGCGCCACCCCTCCAGATCATATTGCTGGATCCAGTAGCCCACCGGCCGGCGCCAGGAATTATATTCAATCCCGCCCACGACACGGTTTCCCTGCCGGTGCGGGGCGCTCTGTGTCACGTCCAGTTCGTCCACCTCAATGGCCTGCAACTTGAACGGCACCACGCCGCCGGAGGTGTGGCGGAACAGGAACAGGATCCCGCCGTCCACCTTCTTGCGCTCCACGGCCATGCGTAGGATCTCGGTAAAGGATTGCTCCCCGGTCACGTCGCAGTTTCTGGCCTTGCACCATTGACGCCACAGTTTTTCGATCTGGCGGTTCAGGTCGTCGTCCCCGGTCCTTGCCCGGAGGGTAAAGCCCTTTCCCACCACGTTGCGCTTGTAGGCCAGGACCACGGCCTGGAGAATGTCGCTGTTCCGCTCCAGGTCCCGGGCGCGGGCGCGTACCACGTCCCGGCTGTATCGGTCTGTGATCTCCGCGCTCTCGTTGTGTGCCCTCCACCCGGAATTGATCCGGCCGAACCCGGCCGCGTCATACCCGCGCATGGCCTCCAGCCCTTGGCGCCACGCCTCCCGCTCGTATGCTTTCTTTGGGGACACGGCCGCGATCATGCTGTCAATGAAACTCACCGCTTTACCTCCCCTCGAAAAATGCCATGTAGGTGCGCCCCAGCAGGGGGCCGCTTTCGTCGGCCGCCAGTTGCGCCTCCAGGTCGTCCCGGAGGGTTTTCAACATGGCCAGGTCCGCCCGCGTCAGTTGGCGGCTGCCGATCCGGTAGGATTGCCCGCCCACCAGCACGGTGGTGATCGCCTTGTTGACCTGCTCCAGCAGTTCCGCCGGGGCCGCTGTTGTGTTGTCCAGTTCCATGATTGCCTCCTGTCAGAACCAGTTTTCATTCTGCTGGATCCATGTTTCCTCCGGTGCCGGCTGCGGCTTTGGCGGTGCCGGCTTTGGCGCCTGCTCCTCCGCTCGGTCCGGGTTTTTCAGGAACAGGGACCGGACCTCCAGCACGTCGGCGGCCGCCGCCGCGTACACCTCGCAGTCCAGGTAATGGTTGTCCGCGTGGGAGGATTTCAGCACCCACCGCTGAACCTCTTTTCCGGCGGCCCGCTCGGTGATCTTATGCTCCGCCGTGACCTGCTCCGCATACTCCAGATCACAGTCTTTATGCACCATCCAGGATCCGTTCCCGTTTGGCCGCCTCATGCGCCCGGCGATCATGTCCTTGTATTTGCCGCCGTCCACAAGGACCAGTTGCATACCGTTGGCCCGGCTCCCGGCCTTGTCCACGGTGGAGATCTTGTAATGGCCCTGGAGGGACGGGACGCCCTTACAGGGCCGCACCCAGTCCATGTTCATGGTGCAGAACTCATACACCGCGTCGGTCTGGTCTCCGCTGTCCATCAGGGCCAGGTCCACCATGACCTTTCCGCCGTCTGGCAGGGAAAACTCGGTATTCATAATCCGTTCCACTTCCGCCATGGAAAGCGCCTGGCCATGGGCCACGTTTTGGGAGGTCATAAAGTCGCCCCATGCTCGGATCACCCAGTACAGGCAATTTTCCTGCACGTCGATCCCGCCGGTCAGCAGTTTTGTCCACGCCGGGAGGGACCAGGCCGGAACCTCCGTTTGCCGCTCCATGACCATTTCGGCGTTGGTTTTCAGTTTGGTGTCCTCCCACGGCTCCGCCAGCCACGAATTGACGAAGTTGTGGAGCAGTTCCGGGTCTTCCTTGGCCCGCATGAACTCCCGGGCGATGTCGGAAAACCTGGTAAACGGTGAATACAGGGTATTCATCCAGTAGGCCACGCTTTTGGGTGTCGTCGTGGTCTGCCGGACGATCTGCCACCGGCCCGCCTGGAGCATGGCCGCCTTGTCCCGGTCGGTGATGATACACCCACACGCCTGGCACACGTATGTGGCCATTTCGGCCCGCTCCGCCTGGTCCGGCACGTCGTCCTTGCTGGGCCACTTGATCTGTGCGAATTTCAGTTCGATAAATTCCCCACAATGGGGGCACGGCACAAAGTAGTGTTTTTCCGCGTCCGCCTCCTCCTTGGCTTTCCAGATCGGCCCGGTTTTCAGGGTCGGGGTGGAGGCCATAAAGATCTTGCGGTTGAAAAATGTCTTTGTGCGCTCAATGGCCAGGGATACGGGGTCGGCCTCTTTTTTGGTCGCCCCCGGGAATTTGTCTACTTCATCCAGGAACAGGTATCGGATCGGGGTGGAGGCCAGGCTGGCCGGGCTGTTGGCTCCGGTCAGGTAGACGATCATATCCCGGAACTTTAGGGCCAGGCGCTTGCTGTCATGCTCCCGGTACTTCTCCGCCAGGGCCTTGCACTGGCGGATCATTGGCTCCAGTTTCGCCTCCACCGTGCGCTCTGCCAGTTCGTCTGAAGGGTACACGAACATGGCCGGCGCCGGATCCTGGTCTATCAGGCTCCCCAGGGCGTTCTCCATGGCGGAGGTGCCGCCCACCTGCGTGGGCTTGACAAAGACGATCTTTTCCGTGGTTTCGTCGGAAAAGGCGTCCATGATCTCCACCAGGTACGGGGTGACGTTGTTCCGCAACGGCCCTGGTATGGCG